CTTTTTTTTTGATGTCGAAGTCTGATGCAGGTTATCCTCCCACATTTTCATGATTGTGCCATATGTGCCTGTGATCGCTCCGATCTCGAGGCTAGCCAGCCACTCGAAAATGTCTTCCGGCTGTTCTGGCTCTGCCTGGCGGTTGCAGACGAAGATCAGGTTTTCCATCATTTCCAGTTCTTCCGGTGTGAATGAAACCGAATCGTCCTTTTTTTCTTCGTCTTTCTTTTCTTCGCTTTTCTTTTTCCCTTCGTTGCTCAGCCGTTCATACATGGCATCCATCTGTACGATGATGTCTTTGCCAAATTTCGCACGGTAGATCCGCGGCGTTGCCGCTGACATTTTTAACTTGTGATCGGTTCCGAATATCTTGCACATTATGCAGCCTCACTTTTCTGGTAAACAGATTCATACCATTTGCTGTATACGGTAGGGTCTGTATCTTCTGTCGTTTTGCATCGGATGATCCCGTCCGCGTTTGGCGCGCAGGAGATCGTTACTGTATCCGTTCCAGGCTCTACGGACTCCTCCTTAGTGTCGGATCCGATGGACGGGCGCGTCATGGTGCAGTTGTAGAAACAGAACCGCGTTGCTTTGGTGTCCGTCGTGATTTCAAACAGCAGTGCGAACGCTTTGGATGTTTTGGACGCGTCTTCGAACAGGACTTTCTTTGCATCTTCGATCTCCTGCAGAACCGCTGTTCTGATTTCGTCCGTAAACAGTGCCATCTCCAGATCTCCCTCATATCCATTGTTGGCCGCAGTCTGATAATAGACGATGTCGTCAGCGTAGAATTTGTTAATATCGCCCTGCGCTTCCAGGGACAAAGATTTTGCGCCCGGGAATTTGATCGGCTTTGCGTACGGTGCCGATGTGCCGTCGGTCATCACTGCAATGTGTACATTTTTCAAACCAAATTTTACTTTTGCCATTTTTACCTCCTTATAGTGTGAAATAATAGGCTGTCATGATCAGCCTTTCTTTTTCGATGTAGCTCTCTTCTTTTTCCCACGGGGTATCGTTTGCCGCGAAGATCTGTTCGATCTTGTTTTCGATCTCGTAGTCTTTCTTTTCTGTGTACAGCTCCAAGATGTAGTCCGTTCTTTCCAGGTATACGATGTTGTCTGCTGTGTAATTCTCCGTTACGTCTTCGTAGTACACAGCATACGGTATCGGCGGTTTGCTCCTATACACCCGGTACCTGATAGGAACTACTTCCTTGATCTGCTCGATAATCGTGTCGATCATTTTAAAATCCTCCGAAATTTTTCAGGCGCTTCCCTGGCGATCTGGTCTTCCACCGGTTTGATATGTACGATGGCGCCGACGCGTCCGCCATTTCTTTTGGCGTGACCCTTTTCCAGCAGATGCGGCATCTGGTACACACGGTTATGCACGACGTATTTCGTGCCCTGCTTTGTTTTTGTCCAGCCTTTCCGGTATTTCCCCCGGCGCTTCGGAGATGTCTGTCTCAATGTCTTTACCGCTTCATCCGCCAGCTCCTTCTTGGTATCTTCAAGGGCTTCCGTCACTTCTTCGGTGTATTCATTCAGACATCGCATGATCTCGTTCGCCAGCTGGCTCGGCTTTATTGTGCTCATGGCTTCTCCCTCAGATAGATTTCTGTGTAGCCGTCGACTCTTCTGTACTTTCGCTCTACCGCATAGACTTTTCCATACAGTTCTACCTCGTCAGCTCCGTTTTCTTCGTCGGTCCTGACGACGATCCCGCATACCATCCGCAGTCCTTCTCTGGCCGCTTCGTAGTATTCGTTTTCGTTGATCGAAAATATGCCGCAAAATACCTCTGCTCTGATTTCAGTCTCAGGCACGTCGTTGTCTGCTGCATCCGGATCGAACTGGCGGCGGATCAGCGTACACTCATCGTTCAGTGCCGCCTGTTTTTTTGTGCTAATTCTCATAACTCTCCTTTTGGCTCAATGCCAGTGCCGCACTTGCTCTGTTATATGCAGCCTCGTATTTTTCGCCATCACCTTCAAAATTCATCATCCATTTGCAGTAAAACTCTGCTGCATTGAAAACCAACGGATTTACCAGGTCTGCGTCCGTCACGTCAGCGCCGGATCGTTTCAGATCCAGCAGTGCCGCTTTGATGTAGCTTTGCACTTCTGCTTTCAGCGTATCGCTTTTGATTCGAATCCGCTTCATCATCTCCTGTACGTACTCGTCCATGTGCCCCTCCAAAAAACAAATTTAAGAGGGCAGCCTCTGCCGCCCTCTGCTTAAACTCTAGCTAGTTGCTTTCACAAGTTTCACGAACGCTTCTCCTAATGCCGGAGCGCCGTCGAATATCGCAACTCCCAGGTATTTGTTGGTGTTGGTATCGATGTCGAAATCTGCTTTTACATTTACAGATTCAGCCAGGTTTGCAACGTACTTCTTCAGATCTCCCAGGTATGCCTCGTGCTCCGTTACTCTGGAATCGATCAGAACTGGGTATCCGTATACGTAATAGCTTCTGCCTTCGCGTGTCACGATGTCGTTTTTGGAATTGTCCTGCAGCGGCATGAAATCTGTGTACAGTGTCTTCTTGGACATGATAAATTTTGCATTTGCGTCGTATCCGCCGCCCAGCAGTCCGATCAGTGTCTGCACGTTTGCAGCTGTCAGGCTTCCTGCCTTGGCTACACTCACGCTGTTTGTGTCGCCCCAGGTATTTGCCTTTTCGATACCTTTTGCCTGGCTGGTTCCAGTTCCGTTGATGATCATATCGGAAATCTTATCCGCGATAGATTCTACCAGCATGTCAACCAGCCATCCCTCGAACGCATTGATGGACATCGTCTTTACTGTGTCGGAAACCTGGATCAGTTTGGTTACTTCCCAGCCGGACAAGCTCACCTTTACCAGCGTATCTGCTGCCGGTGTGATGCTGGCGTTTTCCGTGTGGATAGCTGCAGCATTGTTTGTTCCTTCAACGGCAAATGTTACATTCCCCTGGACCTGCAGCAGCGTGATCTCCTGCAGCAGTGGTGCTCTTTCTTTCAGCTTGGTGATGATCTCTTCCGCGGTCTGCGTCGGGATCACTGCTCCGGCAGAAGATGCTCCGGACGAGTATGCTGTCAGCTCTTCCGGGGAAAGCTCCTTACCCTGCAGGCGCTTGAAAAAAGCTACCCTGTAGACCGCTTCCTTGTTTTCTGGATCTCCCGCCATGTTCTCGCGTGTGGAGAATGGTGCTGGCGGCTGGATCTTTGCCAGCGCGTTCAAATTAGCAGTTTCAGTTGCTGCAACTTCAAACTCTTCGTCCAGTCTTTCCACCTGCGCTCTTTTTTCTGCGGCTTCCGCCACCTTTCCGGCATCCAGAAGCTCCTGCGCTTCTGCGATCAGTGCATTTCTTTTGTTCATGTATTCTTCTCTATTCATGTTTTCCCTCCAGTCTTAAAAGTTTTAATCTTTCCGCTTCAACGGCTTTGCCGCCGAGAGCGTTTCTTGCTCTATTGATTTGTTCTGTTGTCAGGATCTCGCAGAACCCGTTGTACAGCCCCGGAGCCTGGGCGATCTCGTCCACGAATCCCAGTTCGACTGCCCGCTCTGCGTTGATCCAGGTTTCTTCCTCCATCATCTGCAAAAGCGTGTCGCGTTCCATTCCAGTCTTTGCGACGTATGCGGCAGCGATCGCCTGATCGCATTCCCTCAATACGGTCGCTTCATGCTCGAATGCCTGATGATCTCCGCTTGCTCTGCCGCTGACGTTGTGAATCATCAGCATCCCGGTCGGCGCGATGCACGACTCGGCAGCGCAGGCGATCACCGACGCCGCAGATCCGGCGAATCCCACGATTTCGATTTTTTTGCTTCCGGTCATCGTCAGGATCGCGTGGTAGATCTCCGATCCTGCGAATATAGACCCGCCTCCGGAATTGATCTCGAAGACGATGTCATCTCCGTCCACTTCAGCAATCCCTGCTTTGACGTCGTTCGGGCAGGTGTTTTCTATCCCGAACCAGTCGTAAAAGGCTTTATAATCATTCGGGATGATCGTTCCTTTGATTCCGATCCGTTTCATCATTCCTCACCTCCTTCCCCCTCGGTCGCCAGTCCAGTATCTTTTCTGCGCAGCGGCTTGTCTCCGCCTGGAACTGGCGCGAGATTGAATGCTTCTCGCCATTCGTTCGGCGTGAGTGCTCCGCGGTCCACCATTTCCCGCATATTCAGCTTGGTTGTGATGGACGCGTGCTGCAGGTTTGCAGACTCAAAAAATATTTTGTTGCCGTAACCGCGCTGACGGCGGTTGAACAATTTCCTGGTGAATTCGTTTCCCAGTTTCATCGCTACCGGCTCGATCACCTGCTCGAAGTAGGCGTCCCATTCTTCTTCGTTAGCGATCGATTGCACGATTTTTTTGTTGGTATTAAAAAAATTCAGGATCCGCTCATAAATGCGGTCCTGAACTGATGCGTTCGGCACGTAGTCTTTTGGTTCTACCCTGGTGGCGTCTGTTTTAGCATCAACGCCAGCAGCGCCGAAGGTGTCTGATTCGTAGTCCAGATAGTTTTCCACGAATTCTTTTACCCGGACCCTGGTGTCTTCTGGCCGGAGCGATGTGTTGAACTTTAACAGCCAGCGGATCACCCCGCTGTTTTTGATGGCTTTTATGAGACCCTGGTCCATGACCGTTACCAATTCCATCAATCCCACGAGCGCGGGTGCCGGGGACGTCCCGAAAATATAATTCTCTCCGTAGTCTCTGCGGATGTGGATCACGTCCTCGTATTTCACTGTCATGCGGTCGCCGTATTTCAGGGTGAAGTCCAGCCACAGCGTTCCGTTTTTCGTTACGGCTTCTGCTCCGTAGCACGGTACCGGGTAGATTCCTGCAGGTATCCCGTTTTCGTCTCGCGCGATCATGGCAAAAGCGTTTCCGTTCAGCGTCAGCTGTGTGGCCAGCTTTTCCTGCATGTCCTGCCCAGTCATGTACTGGTTTGGTTCTTCCAGCAGGAAGCGCATGTATACTTCCGGATTTACCTCGATCTGTTTCTCGCCGTTTTTCTCCGTTTCTCGGATATGTTTTGCCAGCAGTTTCCCTATGGCAGTCACTTCCGGCCGGATGGTTGCCCGCACCAGTTCGCTCCGGTACAGTACGCCGTCGTAGGAATAGAATCCATTCTGTCCGACTGTGACCATCTGGAATTTTGATTTATTTTGTTTTCGACTTTTGAAAATCTTCGGTAGTCTCATTGTTCCTCCTAAATCAGCGTTAAGTATTCCTCCATGTTATTTTCCAGGACGGTGTATCCGTTGATCAGCGTCACGGCTCCGTCGATCCTCTGGCGACGGTCAGTCGATTTCACCGGCTGCACATTTCCATTGATGTCTTCCTTGGCGTGCAGGTTTATCAAATTCCACACGTCCACCGGGTTGTTTTCGTGAACGATCTTCCCAGCTTCCAGATCTGCTTTAAAATTCTTCATCGGCTGGGACAATGTGTACGGTCCCTGTCTGACCGGCACCATCGCATCTCGCCCGAAAGCCTGTTCAAATAGCAGCAGTAGCGAGTCGTCCATGTGCCATGGGTCATATGCCACCTTGTAGATGTATATGTCCTCTTTTTCCTGGAATTCTAAAAGCCAGTCCAGCATCACCCGTTTGTTCACTCGGTTTCCTTCGTAGGTTCTCATGTAGTCCTGCTGGATCCACAGCCGGTATGGCGCATCGTCTCGTTCTTTTTCGTTGCCGTTTTTATAAACCGCTTCGATGACCGACTCTGGTATCCAGTACATGGACTTGGTGTATATGTTTTCATCGTCCCGCCGCATGAACATCACGCGGGCAGAATTCAGGTCTACGGAATCGGCTGCGTCCAGGCTGGCGATCCCGTATCGGAAATTTGCATCCGGTATTTTTTTGTCATTTATGATACTCTCGTATTTCAGGAACGCGGCGGCCGCGTTCTGTCTTACGTTGAAATCTTTGGTCAGCACGGTCGGCAGGAACGACGGATCGTCTTTCGCTTTGTCCACGATGTCCTGCAGGTAGCTTTCACTTTTGATCGTTCCCAGTCCGGGGTTTGCCAGGATCCAATATTTCGGATCTTTCCACTGCGACATCTCATCCAGTTCGTAAATAAACGGGAGAAATCGTTTGTTCGGCGTGGTCAATTTTCCATGGAGCAGTTTGTCTGCATATTCGTACTGACTGTCGAAAATGCCGTTTCTGACGAATCCCATGGTTGTGATGGCGATCAGCAGCGGCTGACTGCGTGCTCCCATCGACTGTTTCATGTCGTCGTAGATCTTCCGCTTCACCATGGCGCCCAGCTCGTCGACCACGGCCGCATGTGCGTCCAAGGAATCCAGATCTTTGACGTTTGACGCCATCGCTTTGATGGTACCCATGTTGTAATCACAGTACAGATCTGACGCCCGCTTGTGCAGGTGCGCGGCGATCGCTGAACTCTGGCGGCGCATATTGTTTACCGCCGTCCATCCTTTCATCGCCTGCTCGTACTTTGTGGCCAAATTATAGATTTCCGGTGCACCTTCGCCATCGTTCATGCACAGATCTAATTCGATGGCTGCGGCTTCGGTGGTCTTTCCGTTTTTTCTACCTTCTACGATGAAAACTTCCTGGTACTGTCTCAGGTCATCATCGTCCACGAATCCGAACACTGCCTGCCAGCGCGCTTTCTGAAACAATTCCAGCTTTAACGGCTGACCAACTTTTCCGGCCGGAACTTTGCAGAACTTTTCAATGAATTCGATGTGTCTGTTCGCCAGTTCCAGGTCAAAATGAAACTCATCCGGGTTCGCTGCATTTTCCAACAGCATTTCCGAAATCCGCTTCATTTTTTCGCACGCCAGGATCTTTCCGTCATATATCCCGGTGAAATATTCCGCAAACTCGCTCATCGTTTCTTTTTGACGAATCCGATCAGTTCATCGTTCGCCGATGCTCCCTCCGGCATCAAATCCACTAGTGCTTTGATGGTCGCGTTATAGTTTTTGATCATCGTGTTATATGTCTTCTGCGCGGGGTTTTCAGATCTAACTTCAAACCCGTTTCCGTTTACCGCTTCAACGATCGCTCCCTCTTTGTTGATCTGATCCTGCAGGTCTTCCAGCGTCACCTCCATGAATGCGGCTTTTTGGCATAGCTTTACCGCAATATTTTTGCGATCTCTGCTTAGGTTTCTGCAAAAACCTTTGAATTTGCGCAGCTCCGTGGCGATCCTCTCTTCTTTTGTTTTATTTATTTTATTTTCCATAAAGGACCCCCTTTCATATGCGCGTCACGCGTGAAAAATGAGGTGCACTCATCGGTCTCTTTTTGGATGGGTGCCCTTTTCCGGAAGGGGGGCGTCTGGTTTAGGGACTGGCATCCCGTTCCGGTCAAAAAAAACAAAAAGCTTTCGTTCGCCCCTTGCTTCGTTGAAGTGTTCTTCTTCCGCGTCGTGGCAAGGCTTGCACTCTAGCTTTAAGTTCTCTTGGTTCAAACTAATGTTCGCATCCGATATGTTCGCAGGTGTCAACGGTTTGATATGATGCACGATCACGCCCAGGTTTCTGCGGCATGTCTCGCACAGTCCGCCGTCTGTCGCTGTGCGCTCTGCGATGTATGCAGCTCTGGTCTTCTTCCAGGCTGTCGAGTTATAGAATTGTTTCGCGAATTCTTTTGCCATTTTCAAAAAATAAAAGACAAGGATCACGCCTACCCTGTAGAGGTGTGATCCTTGCTCGTGTATGATCTTGCGCAATCCTTATTTGCTCAATACCATTTTAACATCTTGCGCATGCTAATTGTGCTAATCTTCTTGGAGGTATCCGTTGATCAGCTGATCGATGCGTTGGCGTGAATAGTTCAGTTCTTCTCCGATCTCTGCGTTGGTCTTTCCGTGCCGGAGTTTCTGGCGAAAGATATGATAAAGCAGTGGGTCATCGATGCGATCTACCCATTCTTCTACTTCCTCGATTGCCTTCTCGTATTCCGCTTCACGCTCCCGCAGCAGTCTCGCCCACTTGTCTCCCGTCGTGTTGTCGATGCTTTCGATCTTCATGCGTGACGGTAGATATGGAAATTCTGGCGATGATCCTTTGGCCACATCAGTCATCACGTGTCCTTCCGATCGCTCGACTCTGCTTGCGTATTTCTTCAGGTCTTTGCGGATACTTTCCAGCGCCACAGTCATGCTGCGGTACTCTTCCAATCGTTTCTTATTCACTCCATTCCCTCCAGTGTTCCATATCCATTTCCAGCTGCTGATCGGTGCGGTAGATCTTCTCCGGTCTGACTCGTTTTCCTCTCCGTCCCTTTGCTGGTCCGTCCAGGCTGACCAGTATGTACTCCTTGCACTCCACGTCCAGGATGGCGTGATCGTATACCCGGACAGTGTCCTCGTCCAGGTAGTAGCCTTTCGGTACCTGGATCTCATCAGTTACTTTCCGGCTGCTGATCTTCTCTCTTCTGGTCTCTGGCGTGACGATGCTGCGGCTGCAGTTGTATCTTCGCTTGCTTGGGCTTCCGGCTTCCCGGAATGTCTTCTCGGTTTCTTTCAATAGGTACTCTGCCAGTTTGTAGTAGTTTCCGGTATCATCCAGTGGCTTTACGTCCACGTATCCATATTTCCATTTTTCGGCGATCAGTTCCACATCCAGTCTACTCATGACTACGTGGTGATGGATCCGGTGATGCTTGTACTCAGTAACGGCGATCCATTTGAATTTGATCTCTCTTTTCTTGCAATGAATATGCAGATTGCGCAGGAATCTTTCCAGATCCTTTCTGGCTTCGGTTTCAGTCGGGGCATCCCGGTAAGTCAGAGTCAGCAGATAATCGCCTGGCTGAAAGTTATGATTCAGCTTCGCTGTCAGAGCCTTGACGGAATTTCTAAAATTCAGCTTAGCCATAGCTTCCGGGGTCGGGGTCGACTTCGGCTTTCTCTTCTGTCCCTTTTCGTATGTTCTGGTAACGGCGCGAAGGCTTACCAGTTTCGTTCTTCCTGCTATGATCGTGTCGCGGTAAAACATGATGATGCTCCATTGTTAATACTCTAATCAAGTTCTAAGGCGGCCAGCCGGCCGCCGGTGTTTCCTTTATATATAATGTAGGATTTTATTTGTCGATTTCGTTTTCTATGTGTTCCTTTACCCATTTCTTGAACTCTTGCACTTGTTCATCTTCTTGTGCGCGTTGCATTCCTTCATGAAATCCTTTCACTATTATGTCCTTAGTTTCATATTGCAACGCCCGGACCGGTGAATATAACGGCCACGCGATCAGATTCACCACCGCCGCTATGACTGGGTGCTTCTTTCGCGTTTTCCAAATCCAGTATGTATACTGGCCTTTGGCTTTATTCCATCGTTTTCCTTTCATATTCTCCTCCGTTTCGCATGAGGCTTGTTCTTGTTCCCCAGTAATTCAACCAGAACTCTAGCCGCTGCTTTAGCCCCTTCTTCTAGTCCCTGCATATATACGCCCAGCTCTTCTATAGACTCAGGACGTCTTTTTTCAATCTCCAGTTTCAACTTCATTTGTTTCTCCTTTGTGTGGTTTAAACTTCCCGACATTGTCTATGACTGCATAGTCCGATTTTTCCAGTTCCATTGCAGCTGTTGACACATTTACCCCGTGTCGGCTCCACCCGACTGCCGTCACAGTTAAAACTGTTGCATATGCATCATCTATATCTATCACGACTCTTTTCATTCTGTACCTCCTACAACATCGACAGGATCCGGCCGAGCTCTTTGGCTGCATCTCTGTCCAGCGTTCCGATCTTGGCGGATCTGACATGATCAGGATCCCAGGTCCTGATGTCTATCTTCGGGTCCTGGCCATTCCAGGACACCAGGTTGACCTCTTTCGTCCATCCGGATTCGGTCTGGTCGAACACGCCATAGTGTTCGATGATGTTAAATGTAAATTCGTTATTTCTCATATTTCCACTCCTTGAATCCCGCAGAGAGTTCTCTGTGTTCCAATTCCTGCCAATCTATTTCTGCTTCGCGCCCTCGATATCGCAGCCCTTTGATGTGCGCTCCACAATTCGGGCACGCTGCTGGTTCCCATCTAATCGGCGGGAATTTGTGCAGTATCGTTTCGTTGTCAACAATTTTCGTTTCCTCTGGTTTGCGTATCATTTTCAGTGATTCAAACACATGGCCACATCTTACGCATACCGGGCACATGTTTGCGATCGTGGTCTTGGCTTCTTTGTATTCACCCATGCTTTTGCTCCCCCCCTATTTTATTTTTTCCGAGTAATGGTATGCAGAGTTCTTCGGCCTGCTGCGGCCTATCGGAATAGGCCGCACGCCCTATGTTTACGATGACTTCATTCACTGCAGTTTCATCGTAGTATTTTTCCAGTCCTTTCCGAACAGCCTTGATCATCGCTGCCAGTTCTCCGACTATTTCCACTGTGTTCCCTTCTATCTGGCACTCCACACCTATCCCTATGCGTTTTCTTCTTGCTTGTATCATTTTTCCTCTCCTCTCTTATATGGTTCTGGCAGCGGCGCCCAGGCGATGATGTTGTACAGCAGTTTCTCCCAGCCCTCGTCGTACACCGCCCAGTCTTTGAATATTGGATTCCACCAGCCCACCAGTACGAACAGATCATCTCCTTCGTCTGGTCTCTGCACTGTTACCAATACATCGTCACCTCCGGCCGGCAGTCCCTGCGTCACCGGCATCCAGTCTACTCTCATCTTACTTCCTCCTTACTATGATATAGTCTCCCCAGTTGGTGATGTGTGCCTGGTCGGTGTAGATCACCACGCCACCGCCTTCCCAGCACTCTACCCTTCCGGCTGCGCTACTACATTCTGCCGGGACTGCAGATGCAGCCCCGATCCCTATTCCGATCCACAGGATCGTCAATGCTGCCACTGCAGCTGCTATGATCAGGATGGCGTGCCTCATTCCTCGTGCTCCTTATCTTTTTCCATTTCAAACATGTGCTCGTACGGTTCCATAATGACCAGCTCGGCATCGCAGATTTTCACGAATTCGTTTTTATCAAAATGTTTCAGCTCTCCCCGTTCCAAGTTAACTGCGTTTATAGTAAATCCGGTGTTAAGATCTATATGGTCATCCCGGTCAAGCCTCATGTGCACTTCCCTGTCGTGTTTAAAAGTTTCCCCTTTTTCAATGACTGAGAATGGTCTTTCCCTGCTTATCTTTGTAATCTTCATTCCTCATCACTCCAATCTCTTTGCAATTTCATAAATGACATTCACCGTCACGCTGTTCCCGGCCTGTTTATACAGTTGCGAATCACTGTTGACCGCAGCTGCACGGTCGAAATATTCATCCGGAAAACCTTGCAGACGGAAACATTCCCGCGGAGTCAGACGACGGATCCGAATTCCATCGGTTGCGAAATTGTTCTGCTGCCACGAGTTTCCCGTAAGCGTTGGCGCTTCATTATGCATGCCACCTTTGTTGTAGCCTCGCGGTCTCTGAATCACTGCATACAATCCGGTTTTGGTGCCTCTTCCACCACCCTGCGATGAAAGCGTTACGCTGATGCCGCTGGGATCATAAACTCTGTTCCCTTGTGATCCGCCTATCACTTGTTTGCAAGTCGCTTCTCTGACCATGACTCCCTGTCTGTCCTGTGCTGTCAGCGTGAACATTTCATCGCCATTTTCCTTAAACCGCCGGCCATTCTGCCGTTTATTCGGTCTGTCCGGAGTCATGACGGGGATTGCTAATCCTCCCCGCCTCTTTGAGACTCCTTTGTGGCTTGTTGCTGTAAGTGCCGGAACTCCCGGCTCGGTTTCCAGTCGTTTCGAATCAGGTACTCCATCGTCGCATCTGATAGGAAATACTTTTCGTCCACTTGCTTCTCTAAGATGTCCAACGATGAACACTCTTTCCCGATTCTGGGGAACCCCAAAATGCTTGCTGTTAAGCACCTGCCATTCGATATCGTACCCCAGCTCATCCATTGTGGATACGATGACTCCGAAGGTTTGCCCCCCCTCATGATTGAGAAGGCCTCGGACGTTTTCTGCGAAAAGTAAACGAGGCTTTCGCTCTCTAGCCAGCCGCATGACTTCAAAAAACAGAGTTCCTCTTGTATCTTCGAAGCCTCTTCGCTTTCCAGCAATGCTGAAAGCCTGGCATGGAAATCCGAAGCAGTAGCAGTCAGCTTCCGGAAGCTCTTCGGGCTCAACTCTTGTAATGTCATTTGCATACCATTCACTCTCCTTCACATTGTGCATCGCTCGGTATGATCTGTCGGCAAACTTGTCGACCTCGCAGTGACCTACACAGGTATGGCCTGCCATTTCCATCCCGAGCCTAAAGCCACCGATTCCAGAGAAGAAATCAAGAAATCTCATCTCCTCACACCTCCTTGATCTTGTAGCCTTCATTTGCCATCATCTACCCATTCGCCATGTTTTGCTTCTTTCATTCTGCGCGCTCCTCGTTTTTATTCATCTGCGCTATGTAGATCTGTGTGGCGCACTGGATTATAGCTTCTTCGTGATTCCCGTATCCCCCGTGGAAGGTTCTAATGCACGTCCTTGTTACCATTTTTACTATTTCTTCAAAAGTCATTTCTCATCTCTCTCCTCTCAACTCTTTCTCAGTCACTTCCAGCAGCTCGCACAGCTTCGCCATCCGCTTTTTCTTCGGGATCGCTTTTCCTCTGCAATAATAGTTTATGTTCGTTGAGTCTATCCCCACCGCTATAGCAAACTGCCGCTGGCTTCTGTATTTTTTGGCTATCGCAGCCTTTAGATTTTCCCCAAAAATCGCCTGTGCTTTTTTCTTTGCTTCTTCCGCAGCCTTCTTTTCTACCGGATCCAGTATCGGCTGAATGCCCGTGCCGGTTCGCTGCCGTTTTCCAGAACGGTACCGGGTGCATCCTACGATCGGACAGCCCCGGCGCTTTCGTGTGATCACCATATAGTCGCACGTGCCTTTGTCCGGTCCTTTGTGCGGATGGTAGACGCAGTCGGTGCGGGTGCAACAGTATTTACTCGACATTTTCCTCGCCCTCCTGATAGATCACCGGTTTTCCCAGGCTCCGGGCGTATTCCAGTTCGTGGCATGCCCCTGGGCTGTCCTGCCAGTTTGATAGCATGTAGATGGCGTCGCATATCTGGATCAGCACTTCGTCCAGGCGCATGTACTCTGCCCAGGCAAGTTTGTCGCCGTAGTCGATGCCGGTCGGTGAGATCGGGATCACATCCGGACGGCACAGCTGCCGTTTCGCTTCCCTAAAATTCTCCGCGATCTCCTGCTCTCCCAGTCCAGTCATCTTGCCGGATATGTAGATCCGTTTGGCTCTCGTATCGTCCTGCGGTCCGATGGCTCTCTGGATCCGCTGACGGATGTCTTCGTTTACAGCTTCTTCCCGCAGTATCTTGACTATCTCTTCCAGCAGAGCTTCCTTTTTCAGTCCTGCGAATCTCGGTGTTTTTTCAACCATTTTTTCGAATCGTCTTATTATCTTTTTTTCGTCTACCATGCTCTTTCTCCTGTCGCAGCAGCCCCCGCAGGCGGATCACCTCGTTGATGATCCGGTCGCCCTCTTTCGGGTAGTTCGCCCGGTAGGCTGCACGTGCTTCTTCATCTTTTCGCTTTATCTGTTCTTCCAGGATCTCAATCCTGGTCTTTGTCTGCCGCCGGATCTTCGGTGGCTCTTCGTGTTCCCGCTGCTGGTTCTTTTTCTGGTTTTCGGCTATTCGTTTCTGCAAAGCCTGATACTCTGGATCATCCAGCAGGCAAGCGTCATGTTTGCATTCGCCGTCCGTCATGCGCCCAAAGCACAGCACGGAACGTGCCGGGCAAAATAAAAAGGAACCGTATTTTTCAAATCGTTCTTTTCTGATTTTTTCGTCCATCGGCTCCTCCATGCTTTCCCCCTGTTATAAATAATTCCGCCCGATCAGCGCCATCCAGGCGGCGCGTGCTTCTTCTTCGGTCGCCCCGGCAGCGATCTGTTCTTCTTCGTATTTGGTCTGATAGTGCATCCGCCATTTCCGGTTTTCGATTCGCGCCCAGTCGTCACAGTTTGCGTGCAGGCGGGCGTGGATCTCCGGACATACATCGACCTGGAACCCCAGCTCTATGCTTTTTTGGCGGTTCGGCCCGCCAAAAATCTCATGGCGTTCGGCACCCGGACGGTCAGTATACCAGCATCGCCTTTGCGGTTTATCTTTGTAACCGTTAGATAACAGCTTCTTTTTGGTCGTCCTTGGCTTTGGAAATGGGCAATTTCTATAATATCCATCCAGATCATCATACTTGGCTCCCTTGCTCATATTTCATGGTCCTCTTTACTTTTATTTTTTCACCACCGGCGATGGTAATCGTAGTACCGTCTACTGCGATGGTCGCTTTCTGGATATCTCCGTCTACTACCATCTCGCCCAGAACGGCTATGGTTACAGCCGTTTTTTCTTTCACGGGGCGGAACCCTTCCGCTTCGCACCCGTTTCCGATCAGTTTGACCAGTTCGTTTCTCATGGCTATCTTTCGCCGATGCACCGCTTCCTCTTGTCTCATTCCTCCGCAGCTGCAGTCTCTTGATGCCTGTCTATCTGCGTCTTCTTGATCTTCTGCGATGATATTTATCTCGTTTCCGCAGTACTTGCATTTCCCAGTAAAAGTACCCAATCTCTTTCACTCTCCTCTCTTGTAGGTTTTTTATAATTCCATCGTCGGGCGGTTTCATGCTCCCGGTGATTGCTCTGGTGATCCTGGCGTTGCGTTCTTCTTCCCGCTGTGCCAGGAAGTCTTCTTCTGCTCGCCAGTTCATCGTTCGATGACTCGGCCGGATGCTCCGTTCCCGTAGATCTCTTTGGCGATCTCCAGCATATTCATGCCGTTGCTGTTAGCGTCGGCGTGGATCCTGCGCTCGCAGCCGCCCAGGTAGCGGATCACGATCCACTCTCTTCCATCTTCCTTCTGGTATTTGATGTTTTCAACGCCAGAGCAGTCGTCAGCTATGACGGCCGCTTTCAGGCTGTTCACGAAATCTTTTTTTGAAATGTTCATCGTCCTGTTCCTTTTCCTTGATCGGGAGCACGAATGCCAGCAGAATCGGGAGCACCCACTCCGGGCCTATCCCGAATTCTCCGCGGCAGATCCATGCCCCGCCTATGGTTACGATTGTTGTTATGGTTATAATAAGGATTGCTGCAAAGGCTCTCATGCTGTCGCCCCCTCTTTCTCTTTCTGGGCTTTTTCTTCTGCCCACTTTCGTTCAACGTATGCCGTCGCTACCTCCACGCAGGCTTTCGTGAATCTCTCCCGGTATCCGGGGGTAAATTCAACCACGACTTTGATTTCTTTCTGCTTCCTTGCCATCTTCTTTCCTCCTGTTCAGATCGACCATGGCTTTTCCATAACCGATCAGCTCTCCCTTTTTGCCTTCCGTCATGTACGGCAGCGCGTCTGCTACTCTCTTCATGACTTCAATGTCTCTCTGATCGTTGGTCATCCTACTCCCTCCTTTCGTAGAGCTCTGGCTGCTTCTGCATCGGCATCCAGGCTTCGATCGTTTCCAGGTCACTGACCACCCAGTCAGCCCTGAACTCTGCAGTCCCTACGCTGCGCATCCCATCTTCGTTGATGGTCACCCAGTATGTCCCGTACTCGATTGGCGTGCATTCTCTGGCATCGTGCCACTCGTTTTCCCATAACAGGTCATCGACTTCTTCCGGCGTCATGCCAGTGTCTTCGTATTCTGTCAGCCGGCCTAGTATTTCGCCAATGGTAGCCTCGCATGCCGTGTATGTGTACGCCCCATCGTTTGCGCTCCGTGTTAATCTTTCCATTGTTTTTCCTCCTGTTCTGCGATCCATGCTTCATGCGCCTGTGCACATCGTTCCAGATCGGTGATTTTCTGCAGCATGTTGCTGCGGATCTCGCATGCCCTTTGCGCATGCTTGTACAGTTCCCGCAGCGCATTCCTCACCTGGCTTTGCTGTCTTAGAACTTCCACGCGCTCACTATGGTCGACTTCTCTCCATTCTTGCAACCGTCTGTACAGTTTCACATTCAGCACCGCTTCCATGACGGCCACCACTAGCAGAATCACTATCGCTATTGCAAATTCATTCATCGTTTCCCCTCCATCTGTACTCCGTACTTCCCAGTGCTGTCCTTTTCTTTTCGATCCTGGCGATCATTTCGTCCGCCACCGCTACACGTCCGACATCCACGATCATCTCCCTGGCCCTGGCTTCTCCCAGTTTGTCTTTTGCTATCACATACAGGTTCGTCATAACCAGTGCAGTATCCGCCATGATCTCAACCAGACCTCCTTCTATTTCTGTGATCCCGTTTTCTGTTTTAATCATTTCCCCTCCGTTATCCTGTACTCCGGCTCCACTACTTCCCAGTCGGTCGCTATCAGGTCGCTCTCGCAAAGATCCCATCGGGGCTGCATCATGTTCGGCGTGATCATGACCATCGCCATTTTGGGATTGTCGGTCGGCATGATCGCATGACCCTCGCACCATCCTTTGCGCCGGATCCAGCAGTTTTCAATTCTAGCCACGACTATGGCCTCGTAAATGTTCATAGTTTGATTCCCTCCTTATCCGCCAGCATCAGGCGTCCGACCTTTGTGATCGTGCCATATGTGCCGGCTCCGTATTTTTTCACCAGTTCTTTTCTGGTGATCTCTCCGACCACTTCCCATGTGTCGGGGTCTACCAGTTGGTAGACTTTTTCCGGTTTTGTTTTCATGCTCTTCACCTCCAGCGCTCCGGGACTCCCAGCTGCAAAGCACCCTCCCGGGTGTCTGCATAGTATTTTCCTCCTGCTGGTTCTATGAATACCCAGCCCTCAAAATTTCTTTTACTGGCAGCGCCGTGGTCGTTCGACCAACGCAATATCCCCACATTAACCATTTCTTTTATTTCTCCCACGATCCCCAGTAGTGTCGTGTGGTCATCACTGACTACCCTCCAGATCGCGCTGGTGTTTCCGCGTCCTTTTAATAACTTCATCCCTCTGTCCCCTCCTAATAATCCTGTTCTCTGCAGGTGTCGTCGATCTGCTGCAAAGGATCCGAACGGCGTCCCCATCCTAATCCGTCGGCGTCTTCCAGCGTTTCGATGTAGCCGTCCAGGATGAACGCCGGGTCGTATCCGGTTTCTTCTGCGGTCAGCTCCGCACGTCTCATTAAATAGTTTTTGAATGTTTCTGCCTGTTCTGCGCTAATGTTGATGCTCATGATTTCCTCCTTGCTCTACTCCCGTCCCCGTGGTAAACTGCAAGACGAAAGGATGTGATATTAAATGAATTTAACTCCCGGCCTTGTAACCTCGGTCATCGCTCTTGCCGCGATCGTTTCTCCCACGCTGGTCGCAATCATCAACAACGCTCACCAAACCAAACTCAAAATTTTGGAATTTAAGCACGACAGCCGAGTGCGACAGTTTGAAATTTATTACGCCGATAAAAAATCTGCGTTTTCGGAATTCATCCGCGCCGCCGGAGTCTTCGCCAGCGACCGATCCGATACATCTGCATATGCGGATCTGTTGTCTGCGCTCAACAGAGCTGTTCTTTTTTGCGATCATAAAAACAAGACTGTTCTGCATGATTTTCTTGATTTTATAGATGGCAAATGCTTCAATTCTGGTGAAGATCTGGATAGCTATCGCGAATACAGTGAACGTCTCCACGGTGTTGCTGACTGCCTAAGCCTAGACCTTGAATCAACTAAGCCACGCGTAGATTGAGTACAGCGTCGCTACAAATATGGCCCATGCCGGGTATAGCTTGCCTCCGGATTGTAATTTTTTCATTACGATGATCCCGATTATTGCTACCACCCAGATCACTATTGCCATTATGATTTCGAACTTCATCTCGTGACCTCCCTGTTTTTTCCTTTTTGTTGGGTATACCAACATGATAGTATGGTGAGCCAACATTGTCAAGTTCTTTTTGTTGGCTCACCCAACTTTTTATTGACCCGCTTCACTCGTGGGGTTATAATGGGCGTACAGGGAGGAACGGAAAGCATGACAATCGGAGAAAGAGTGAGAGATTTAAGAAAAGAATTAGGGCTGACATTGGAGAAATTTGCCGCCCCTATCGGCATCCATAGAGGTTCATTGTCTGCGATCGAGCACGATCGAAGCGGCATCAGCGATCGCACGCTTCTGGCCATCTGCCGCGAGTACGGCGCGTCAGAAGAATGGCTGCGTGATGGTGAAGGCGAGATGTTCGCGTCGGTCACCAGAAACGAAAAGATTGCCCGGTTCGCGGGCGAACTGATGAAAGAAGAAACGCCGGAATTTCGGCGGCAGATCATCGAGATCTTTGCAGATTTAAACGACGAGCAGTGGGAGTTCTTTGCTGAATTTGCCGAAAAGCTGGCCAATATAAAAAAATAGAGCAGGCGGTCGCCTACTCTATCATCCCCCGGATGAACTGGTACAGTACTTTCAGCTGCTCGAAGCTTAGCCGCTTCAGCATGCCCTTGATCTGCTCTTCGTAAAATCTTTTTCCCTCTCGATTCGCTTTCATGTCGGATCCCTCCTCTTAGTTAAAATTTTAATACTAAAGCCCGCCATTCGGAAGCGCACTCGTCTTTTAATTTATCCGCTCTTTCGACACTTTTGGCGGCGAAGGGAGAAGAAGATGAAAAAAATCCTATCTGTTATTCTGTTATCATTTCTTATTTTAGGTTTATGCGCTTGCGGCAGCGGCGGGGATACCGCTAAAAAAGACAAGCCTCTCACCTCGGAGCAAATCGTCCAGAAATTAAAAGATGATTATTCACTACCTATCACCCAGGAACTGACCTACACCGAAGAGACTGACGGTAACGGACTGCTGGGCCGTCCAGATCAGTACACCAGCAAGACGAGCTGGAACGACGAAAACGATTCTGACGATGTGCAGATGTGTAACGACTACCCGGACGAAGATTTCAGATATTGCACCTTGGAGGTATTCGAGAACAAGTCCGACGCCAGAGAACGGCAGGAATACATCGAAAGCGTATGGGATAAGGGTGGCTCACTGCATCAGGATCAGTATATCTACCGCGCCGGGACGGCTCTGCTGCGTGTAACCTATCAGATCACACCGGATCAGGCTGCAGCCTATGAAAAAGCGTTCTATGAAATCATGGGCGTGGATTCCGGGAAGTAGGCAGCTTATGAGAATCGCAATCTACGCTCGAAAAAGTGCTTTTTCCGACAAAAGCGAAAGCGTGCACAATCAGGATCGGACGTGCCGCGAATACTGTGCTCTTCATTTTCCGGGGGAGCACATTTTTTTGAATTATACCGATGAGGACAAGACCGGGGCGAACACGAACCGGCCGGCGCTGCAGAAGATGATGCGAGACGTTCACGCCGGGATCATCGATCTTTTGATCGTGTACCAGCTGGATCGGCTGACTCGTGACGTGCGGGACTACTGCAATCTATCTGCTGAACTGAATGATTGCGGCGTTCACTTTACATCCGTAAAAGAATCCGTTGATACGTCCACCCCGATCGGCGAAGCGCTGTCGACTCTTTCTGCTGTTTTTGCGCAAATGGAGCGCAAGACGATTTCAAATCGTGTCTACGACAATATGATGGGACTGGCACGTGCTGGATGGTGGACAGGTGGGAATCTTCCCTGCGGGTACACTACCCAGCGAGTCGTAGAGAACGGCAAGCCTCACACTCTTCTCGTTCCTGATCCGGAAAAGGCAGAGCAGCTGGTCACCGTCTTCAAGCTGTTTGTGGAACGCGGCTCTTCTTTTCATTCGTTCGCATCGTTTGCGCTGACGAATGATTGTTTTGATGTATTCGGCATTCCGTCAACTTCGCAGGTTCGCCGCGTGATCACGTCACCCTACGGTGCTCCGGCTAACAAGGATCTGCGTGACTACTATCTTTCACTCGGGGCGAACGTGATCGGTACAGAGTCCGACTGGGATGGCACCCACGGTGTGATGCGGTACGGGGTGACTGATCAGCGTAACGGAACCGCCACGAATCCCCGCGAATCCTGGATAGTGTGCCCGGGAAGGCACGAGCCTATTCTGCCAGCAGATCTCTGGCTCGCTGCGCAGTATCAGGTGAAGTCAAACATGTTTTGCAAACAGGCAAAGTATCCCCCAGTGCTCTTAAAGGGAATCCTTCGCTGCAAATGCGGGCGCATGATGTCTCCAGTCCGCTCACGGTACAAGGGCAAGGTGTACATCTCGTACCGCTGCACTCGCACCGGCGAGGTCGGGCGAAAGTCTCCTGACTGTGTATCAGCCTGCCGGGACTATGTCCTGGACGAAAAAGTCTTGTCCGTTTTCCGGGAGATCGAAAGAGATCCGGATGTTATAAAAAAATATTCCCCGGCAGCACCAACTACCGATCATGATACGCTCCACAAAAAAGAAAAGGAAATCGAATCGCTGCAGAAGAAGATCGGCAATTTGTCCTCCGCCCTGGCTATCAATCCGGAATCGACAGCGGCGAAGTACATCATCGCAGATATGGAGTCCCTGGATTCGCAGATCCAGAAGAAACAGATGGAGCTGGCCGGACTACAAGCGAACAGGCTGACGGCAGCGCAGGCAGAAAAGGAACTGTTCGAGAAACAAAAAGAGATCGCCCGACTGGTGCAGAATCTGGACGACCTGCCGCCAGAAGAACGGAACAAGATCGCTCGCAGCGTACTCCGCAAATGCGTATGGGACGGCGAGACTCTTTTTTTAGAGTTTTAATTTATGTCTTTTTGTAACTGTTGGGACTGCAATGGGCTCAAAAATACGTAAAAAATAAACCTCTTTACTGATTTATTCTTTTTTGCTATACTGGAACTGTTCCAGAATGTTGTAAACATTTGACAACGGAACTATAGGTAAATAAAGAGCGAAAAAGCCCCGACTACCATGGGGCTTTTTCGTTTTTTGCCTATACTGCACTCCAGATTTCGCGTGTTTCAAATTCTGTCAGCGCTCCCCCTATGTCTTCGCCATCTTCCCACATCTCCGCCTCTTCTGGCGTGATCTCGATTTCGAACAGTCGAAACACCCCCAGCGCATCATTCAAATAGCTCTGCTGATCGGCGCGAACTAAACGATTCCATTCATCCATCACCATCTTGGTCGCCTTTTCTTCTGTAGTGTTTCGAGGAAAGATCTTTACATCTCCGTTTCCCCATTTTTCGCGGTATTCCTCAAATACAAATCTTTTTTCTTCACCTGTTCTCATGTGATCCTCCATTTCTTTTTTTACCACCATCTCAATATATCGTGAAAGGCTGTACCCCAACTCTTCCGCTCTTGTTTCGGCGGCCGCCTTCCATGACGGCCGTACTTTCATGTTGATTCTCGCAGTTCTGTTTTCCACTTTTTTCTCCCTTCTTTTACAGCATTGATCTGTCGGCGTTTTTCTGGTTTTTTTTCGATAAAAGCTCGAACGTTTTTTCAGTGTAGTCGTTGATGAGTTCCTGGGCTTTTTCGTTGTCTTTTTCAAACACGGCATCCAGAATCTTTTTGATCTTTCTTTCGGATGCTTCTACGCTTCCGTTGTCGTCATATCCGTAGTAATCTGCCAGATCGTAGAAGTCTGAGATCACCCATTTTTCCACTTTCAGCTCTCCGTTTTTTGCCATTCTGTAGATCGCTCCGATCTGCTTCTTTGTGAATTCTGTTGCTTTGTTCGCTCCGTAGTTTCTCATCGTTTCGTCCTCCGTGTTCCTTATCTTTATCTTGATTATATTATAGCAAAAGGTATGTACTTTGTACATACCTTTTGAGTATTTTCTTTGTATTTTTTTCAGTACATGAAGTACTTGGCAATTTTGTCCGGCTTGGCGTCTTCATCATTTATGAAGTCGTATGCCAGATTGAAGTAGAAGTCTGCATCGTCCTGTCCGATGATCTTGGCGGTGCGGCTGTAGTCGTTTACCATCATATTCATCACCAGGTAGTAGTCTGTTACATGATCGTTGATTCCTTTTTCCTGCAGGTATTCGGCGATGTCTTCCCGGCTCCAACGCTGCCCATACGGGATCATGCCCTGGACGATCCGGGCAGCCTCTTCCGGCTCGATCTGGTAGGCTACCTGCTCGGCTTTTTTGACGTAGTCCCGGTACTTCTCCGGGAAATTATCTTTTAAAAAATCCGCCATTTCATAGTAGACCAGATCCATCGCCTGTTTTTTCTCGACGCTTTTTCCTGCATAGACGGCGTCGGATATTTTTCGCAGATCCATGACGGCCACCTAGCACAGTTTCACGACAGACAGATTTGCGTTTGCAAAATTTGCAGCTACGCCAATATTTTTCACTGTCAGGACTGCAGTGTTATTCACGCAGGCGCAGGACTGCGGCACTTCGATGATCGTTTCGAATGCCGGATTTACTACTGCGGTAGCATTGGCACTCGTCGCCTGGGCGATAGCTCCGGGCACGTCCGCGCCGTTTTTCTGCAGCTGTACTGCCACGTCTCCTGCGGTGCCGCTCTCGACGGCGATGCCGTTAAACGCTATCTGATACAGCCCCGGCTTTCGGATCGTCACGGATCCGGTGCCGTTTGCAAATTCCACGGCGCATCCGGTTTTCTGCGAACTGTTGAATGTCAAAACGTCATTTACTGCAGCCGCCTGTGCAGACAAGTTCCACGCCTGCAGCGTGCTCTTTTTGTAAATATTATTCATTTTCTTTCCTTTCTATGAAAAAAGAGCGGCATGCACCGCTCTTTTCGGGGTGTAGCCATACACTAGTAGCCGCCACAGCATCCGCTGTTTGCAGCGTATGGGCTGCAGGTGATGTATGCCGGTTTGGCAACAGGCTGCAGCTGATTGATTAGGTATGCATTCTGCGCGCACTGGCTGTTTGCCAGTTTTTCGTCCTGCAGACGATCTCGCAGATCCTGCATCACATTGGCATTGATCAGCGCTCTGGTGGCTTCGCCTTCTGCGTGGATCGCGTTGGCGATCTCGCACGTCTGCTGCGAGTTTTCGTAGCGAACAGCATCGATGTTGCGATTTGTTTCGCAGCAGCAGTTCTGCTGTGCAAAACGATTTTCTGCTATTGCTCTTTCGGTTCCGAAAAAGCCCTGCTGCATCTGTGCAGTCTGGCCGGAAAATCCGTTCAGCATTTCGGAATTCATCGCATAGAATCCGTCGCACAATCCGTTCTGGATCCCCAGTACGGACCGGTTCAGATTATTGAAGTTGAATTCACTACACAAATCCGCCCTGGTCAGCGCGCCCTGTGCGGCCGCCTGATTTCCGAATCCGAATCCGCCACCGCCGCCCCAGGCGAGCAGGAAGAAGAGCATCATTGCCCACATCCATGCACCGCCGCCGAATCCATCATTGTCGTTTCCGCCAACAGTGTAAACCGGCTGTGCCGCTGGGCTCATCTGTTCCATTCCCATGATCGTATCCCCCTTTCTTTAATATTTATTTCATGCCAAATTGGCCGAAATTCTGTTTGAACTGTTCAAAATCTATCCCGCGTTCCTGGCACAGATTCCGCACGATCTGTTCGATCTGCTGCGGACTTTTTCCCTGCGCCATCTGCATAGCGCGGGTGAACGTAGGATCACCGCTAAACATTTGCTGCATCATTTGCAGCGGGTTTTGCGCGGCCTTTAGTCGGCCGAACGCCTGCATCATTTGCATTGGATTTAACACTGTCGATCTCTCCTTTCAGCGCCACGATAGCACTTTCAATTCTCTGGAACCGTTCCTCGGTCGCATCGGCAGCCGGAGGCTTAGGTCTTTGCAGTTCATATGTATTCAGGATCGCCTTGCCGTCCATTCCTATTTGTTTTGTGTAAATTTTCCCGTTGGATAAATCTGCGAATACGGTGACGGATCCGTCGAGGTCGATCATTGTCCCCTGGGCTTCGTCGATAGATGTGACTGCCATGCATTTCAGCACGTTCTGCGGATTGCGGAACTGTTCGTACTGCTGCAGCCGCTGTGCTGGCGGCTGGTATGGTGGATAATATGGATTTTGGAACATTTATTTACACCCCTTTCCTATGTTTAGTGTAAATAAAAAAGCGACCCTCGTTGTTCACGAAAAGGTCGCTTAAAGTTTATAAAAAGTTATTTAGTTTTTTGAGAATCTTTCGGTGCTTGGACTTGACGGTCGATTCTGACCAGCCCAGCACGTCGCCGATGTAGGCTAGATTTTTTCCCTCCAGATAGTGCAGTCTCAGGATCGTTTTTTCGTCCTCTGTCAGTATGCATTTCTGCAAAATTTGCTCGAACTCTTGCACTCCACATATCTGCTGCAGTTTCCTGCGCGCTTCGATGTGGTCTGTCATGATTTTCTCCTATTTTTTGAAAATGTACTGCTCCAACTCCTCCTTGCCTTTTTTTACTTCGCCGGTGTTGTTTCCGGTCTCGGCGTGGGTCAGCAGCAGATGCAGGCTTTTCAGCATCATTTTCTGATCTTCTTTGATCTCTCTTAATATTTGATCATGCTCATTCAGGCGCCGCTCGTCGTCCTCCAGGTACTTGGTGTGCTTTTGCATTTCTTTTTTCAGTTCGTTCGTTGGCTTCATTGCTGCTCCGATTGCTTTGGCGATGTAGACGGCAGCGCCGCCCACTGCGACGATCACGCCGCTGATTGTTAGTATCGTTTCTGTGATTCCCATGGCGCCCTCCTTCTATCCGATGTACTTTCTGCCGTTCTGCACGGCGCACACGTATCCGGACGGGATCTGCAGCCATATGCTGGATCCGGATGTAACTACCCTCTGGCAGGTCACGCGCGTTCCAGATTTCAAAACGGCATATGTCTGGCGTAACGCATGCGCTTTGCCGCCAACCGTCAGCTCACTACGTTTTTTCTGGCGATATCCGGTTCCCGGACCCGTGCGGACCCTCATGTTTGCTTTTAGTGTGTAGGTGCTGCCCACACGGTAGCCGGACGAACTAGTAGATCCGGCCGGTTTATAATTTGCCAGCCATGTCTCCGGATTCTGCCATTTCCATGTGGACAGGTTGCGGACGCCAATGTGCAGGTGCACGCCAGTGCTGGATCCGGTGGTTCCGGCTACGCCGACCTTGGTGCCTTTTCTGACGCTCTGCCCCTGCCTAACAGATATGCTGTTCAGATGAAAATACGCGACAGCCACGCCCAGGCGTGGATACTTTACATATACATAATTTCCGGCCGAGCTGTCCCGACCGCGTTTATAAACCACGCCTGATTCGATAGCGTGAACGGCTACCTTCCCGCACCCGTAGTCTACGCCGTAATGGAATTTTTTCTTTTTTGTTCTCGGATGGATCCGGTAGCCATACCCGGACGTCTTCCGGTAGGGTGCACCCCCGAAGATGATCGCTAATGTGCTTGCTGTGCTCACTTCTCATCCACCTCGCTTTCGTACTCTTCGGCTGCGGATCCGTCGCCGTTTGTGGCGGCCAGATCTTTGCCTTCGATCATTTGCTTAAACGCCTGGTGCAGACCGACTGCGATGCAGCCACCCAGCGCGCCGCCAATGATCGCCGTGATCGCCGGTCCTTCCAGGCACGCCTCTGCGAACGCGCCTATGATCGGCAGCACCGTCGGAATGATCCGGTTATCGGTCGGCAGCCATTTCTTGATGATGTACCCCAGAATCAAACAGCCTACGATCACGTAGCTGTTGACCGGGATCTGTGTGATGATTTCGTTTAAATTGATCATGATTTGCTCCTTTTACTTTCTCTTATAGAATTTGCAGCGATACCGTCGTGGGCGCTCCTAGCCGTAATCTATTGGCCGCAGTTGCGTAGGCGTGCAAGCGTATTGTATCGCCGGCCGAAAGGTTAACTATATCTTCCGAAAATGGGACTATGTCAGTGTTACCGACATAGTTAGCACTAGATGCTATCGCTAACTGTGTGCCTCCTTTTCGCAGCTCACAGCGTAGCGCACACCACGCGCTAGAATCAGCTGGGAGAATTATCATGCTCCCCGATACTTTGACCTTGCAGGCTTTTTTTGTTGTGAACGTAGAATCACCATTATCTTTCAGAATCCCTCCTGATTGATATGCGATTTTTACAGGCGTCACCGTACCGCCTGATGTGCCCCACGTTCCCGTATTGCTTGTCAGCTGGAGTACACACAGGCCGCCTGCGCCCCAGTTGTCGTCCTGACTTCTGATCCAGCCATTTGATCCCGGATACCATCCGCTGGAATTTCCGGACCGATACCATACCGGGCTGTTTCCGTCGAGACCAACGAATTGTTGCGCTACGACGGAGCCGCCTGCTGTGTAGTTCATCAGCCATCCGTATTTCCTAGGCTGATTTGCCAGTATGCCTTCCGTGCTGATGTACGTCATCCCGGGGCCTGCTTTTCCCCAATTAGTTGGTGTGTCACCATTTCCGTTTCCAGTCAGAAATTTTAACGCATTGCTTGGAATGTTCATCACTTTTTTTATCCCGCCAAGGCTGGTGAATTTCTGCGCCACCCCGGTCACGTTAATCCCGTCTAGGGTCACCTCGTAGAACGGCATATCGGCAATCAGATCTCCGGCGTCCAGGTCGCCGTCAGTATAGGATGGTGCGGCAGGTGTGCCGGTCGTCGGGGCGCCCTGGATCACGACCCAGTCTCCGCTCTGGACTTTTTGTTCTTCGTCTACCGTCCAGCGGCAGACGATCAGGTCTTTCCGCTTTTCGCCCTGGGTGCCGTTTGCGATGGTCACTTCGTCATACGTGCTGGGTTCTACACAAAAATACCGCCCCTGGATCATGCCGATCCCAGAACGTATTTTTACAGAATTGTTGGAACTAACTTCGGCGGCGAAGTTTTCAAAAAAGTTGAAAACGCAGGAATCTATTCCTGCCATTCCCCGGTGCCACATGGAATCTTGGAGCGGCGTGATATGGGGTTCTTTTGCAGCGTTTGTTATCGAAATCATGCACTTGCCTCCTTCCACAGCGCCTCGGTGCCGACGACTCCCGGCTCCCATACGTTGCTATCGACCTGGGACTCCCACGTCTTTCCGCTGTGCTTCACCTTGTCGCCTTTAGCGTATCCGTTGGTGCTTCCAGGCTGCTCCCAGTCCGGGATGACTTCCGGATCCGGATTCAGCACTTTCGCCCACAGGCTCGGCGTATCTTCCGGTGTCCACGATGACTGCGATGTGTGCGCCTGCAGGCATTTGTATAGCGTGCCGTTTCTATTGACTTTGTGGTCTTTTGGGTATGTCACGGAATCCGGCGACCATTCCGGGTACAATGACTGTACCGTCATGGCATCTTTGTCATCCAGTGTCTGCGCCTGGATCTTTGCCACCTGCAACGACGCTGCTATGATCTCCTCCTGCGCTTCCGGTGTGCGATCCGGTTTGTAATTTGTGACGCCGTAGATTTTGCCGGTATATTCTTCTGTTCGGTAGAATTCCGTGTAGCCGTCGTACGTGGCAATAGTCTCGCCGTCGTCACCTTTTACCGTCATGCTCCGGGTTTTTATTTCGTCAGAAAACATCGTCCGAAGATCTTCCGGCGCAGCGCTGATCGTCTTGATCGTCAGATAGTCTTCCGCTTCACTCGTGATCTGCTGGATGATCAGCTCCGACAGGTCCGAAAATACGATTTTCACTCAATCATCTCCTTTCAGCCGGTACTCGATCCCGGCTCTTCCGTTCTGCAGTGTATAGATTTTGTTTATTATCGGCTTTTTGATGCTCATCCCGGTGATGTAGTCCCTGCCGCCGATGATATCCCCGATCTGCATGTTAATGTCCGTTTTTGTGATATCCATCGCGAACTGTTTTTGATTTGCCAGTTCCAGCAGCTTCTCCGTTCCTTTTTCGGTCAGCTCCTCGGATTCGGCAGACGAAAAATCGTACACATCGACTACTTCCTCCAGTCCGGTGTAGTATTTTGTCGTTCCGACAGTTCCATCTTTTTGAATGTAAAGATGTAGCACTACGCGATCCTTCAGCTCGCCTTTTCCCAAACAGATCAGGTGGTTCACTCCGTTTTTTGTCTCCTCAAAAGTGAACTGCAAGCGATTGTTCTGCGACAGTTCCACCTGGTCGGAGTAATCCGTCACGGGCACGGCCTGCATCTGCACGTACCCCGGCGCCAGTTCCTGGCGGATGTAGTCGATCTGTAGTCGGTAATCTTTTGACGCCAGCAGTTTGTCGATGCCTTCCAGCAGGGTGATGTACCGGTCAAACTGAAATCCCGTGACGGTCGTCTCTGTAGATCCTTCTGGAACTGTGATCAGTTTCCCTAGCCCTGCAGCTGTGATCAGCGTGCGCAGGATGTAGTTCAGTTCGCCAGAAACGATCTTGTAGTCTTCTCCAGCTGGTGGCTCGATGATCTTCTTGCTTAAAATTCCGCGCCAGCTCCTGCCTTTCAGGATGATCGTCCCGTCCGACGTGTTCGTCTTTTTTCTGCCGATGATCCCGCCAAATTCTTCGCCTGTTACGAAAATCCGATTTTCATCTGCAAACAGCTCCGGATCCCATGCGGCTGCCGGGATAGTCAGTTCAAAATCTTGCGTTTCGTTCAGATCTACATCCAGCTTTTTCAGATTCCGTGCCGGTCCCAGTTCGTTGCCGAACGAATCAGTTACGATCACCATGCCGGTTCACTCCTTTCCTGGTACAGTGTTAAATCGAATCCAAAATTTCCATTCCATCCGATGTCAATGGTGCCGCCGGGGATTTTTTGGAACACGGAGTTTTCTTTTGCCTGTTTGTCCCAGATGTTTCCGACAGTGCCATTGCTCCTGTTTTTTGTGATGGTCAGATCCCGCGAATTGATCGTGGCGTATTCGCCAGTTTCTACCGTGTCCAGGATCTGGTACGGATGTCCTGCAATGTTGATCCGCGGATTTATGCAGGGACCGTATATGGTCAATTTGAATTCAGAAGGTGCAAAATGCCCGGTGATCCACCTGGCGGCCCCCTTAGATCTTCCGGCGTAATTGTATGGATAATCATGCGGGTAGTTCAGCCCGCCCTCCTCCGTCTCGGATCCGCCCGCGAAGAACTGCCGGAACGCCTCTTTGATCCAGAAGGCTCTCGGTGCTACGATTTTCATCTCGCGCTGCGCTCCGAAAAACTCTTCGCTCGGTGTGGTAGTCGCCGAAATGATGTTGCACTGGATATAGTAATCTCCCCAGTACAGCTTGCCCCTGGCCTTGTTTACGATGTCGTATTCGGTGATTTCTAGGATCCGGTTCAGCTGCTGCGCACGGTCTGCGGATCTGGCCGCTACGATCATATTCAACTCCAGCGGATCCTTCGTGTACTCTTCGATGTCTATGCCGTAGTCCTGGGATGTGCCTTCGTACTTCCATTCGTACGTGTGAAAATTTCCCTCGAATATTTGGGTTTCGAACGACCGGAAATCGATCGTTTCGTTTTGCGAATTCACATATTTTAATTGTTTCACGCGAATTGCACCCCCATTCCCCGCAGTCCGCGGCCGAGTTCTCTCTGGTCCATCACGATGGTGAACGTGATCCCGGATGCGGCAGTTTTTACGACCTGTGCCAGCTGGTTATAATCAAATTTTGTAGCCTTTGCGGATGTCGTAGCCTGCAAAGATCTTTGTGCGGTTACATTCGAATTGAATCCTGCGTCAATGCCTGCGTCGGCTGCTCCGGCCAGTTCTGTGGCTGCTGTTCGCACCATGGCGCGTCTGTTCAGCATGCCGATGGCGAGACCTTCGGCAATGTACTGACCGTTTCGCATCTGCAGTCTGGACGGCGATGCCACTTCCTGTTTTTTGCGGATCGCTTCGTCTGCCGCCGACGCCAGTGCATGTGCGGCATTTCTGACAACAGTCAACGCATTTCGCATTCCGTGCGCCAGTCCTGCGCCGATATTATATCCGGTACTGTACAGCGAAACGCTTCCGGCCCCGCTTTGCGCTGCCTGTCCCAGGGATGTACCGGCAGATCTAGCCTGTCCACTCGTCCCCTTTGCTCCGGATGCGAATGATTTTCCGGTCGAACTTCCCTTTGCTCCGGCTTTTGGGACTTCCGCTCCCAGTCCGTTATCGATCGCAGACGACAGCATTTGTGCTGCGGTCTGGGCATCGATCTGTCCGGCTGCCAACTTCGCCGACAGTTCTTTCGCTGTTTTCGTTCCGGAAACTCCGGCACGATTTACCATGTCGTCGAACTGGATCAGTGCTTTCAGTTCTTCCACCGTAGTCGGGATCGCATACTGCCCGGACTTGATGCCCTGCGTCAGGCTCTCCGGAATTTTGATTCCGGCAGACTTTGCTTCGCTTACCAGTTTGTCCCACTGCCCGGATGCCATGGCTGCGGCATTCGATTGCTTCAAATACTCCGTCCAGTATGTCGACGTGGCGGACTTTAGATCGTTGTACTCCGCTTTTGCCTGTGCCAGATCTGTGGATAGTTTCTGGCTCACGTATCCAGACTCGGCGGCCTTGTCATAGGCTTCCTGCGCCGTCTTTACTTTTTCCTGCGCTTCCGCCATTTTGATCTGGCTTTCCGTGTAGGACTCCAGCGCTTTTTTGGAATGTTCCAGGTATGCGCTCTGCAGCGCCTCCTGTTTCATCGCGTCGATCTTTTTGTAAACTGCATCGGTTGACTGATTCAGTTTGTCGGTCTCGGCATCATACGACAGCCCCAGACCTTCCACAGATCCGTTCAGTTTGTCCACGTACGCCTGGATCAGCTGCTTGTCCTGTGCCGTCTTATTTTCTTTTTGGCTCAGCGTGTCCAGCTGCTGGGCGTAAAACTGCGCCGTTTCTGCCTGGCTGTTTATCGACGAAACGCTTTCGGCGTTCGCTTCACTCATTTCCTTGGCGGCGTTGGTGTATTTGTGCGTACTTTCGTATGCCGAATAGATCGCACTGCCAACAACGACGGCGGCTGCGGCTGCGGCTGCGGCAGGTGCCGGAATGACCGACAGCGCCGATGCAACGCCTTTTCCTGCTTTTGTTAATGCTTTGGCTGCAGTCGATCCTTCTCCAGCTGCAGTTTTCAGTTTGCTGATTCCTCCGGCCACTTTCCCGGCAGCCGATATTGTCGGACCAGCGGCGGCAGTGATTCCTACCAGTCCGCCAGTAACAGCTTGCATCGGCTTTGGCAGTCCGTTGAATGCTTCCAGCCCGGCAGTCGCCAGTTTGGCCAGTCCCGTAACGATCGGTGAGATTGCTTCCGCCAGATCTCCGAGTGCCATTTGCATTTCCAGCGTGGAATCTTCATACTCCGCCAGTGCTTCGTTGTTGTCGCGCCAGCCTTTGTACGAATCCATGAGTCCGGCTTTTGCCATGGTCTGCAGCGCGTAGTTCTGTTTTTCCGCTTCAGTCGTGCAGTTTGCCAGCCCGTTGGAGAAATTGTCCGCCCCGATCCCCAGACGATCGAGCAGTTCGCCAAACGGTCCCACGGCTTTTCCTGTTGCCAGGGTCTCCTGCAGTCCGTCTGCCAGCCCCTCGATTTTTAACGTGTCCGGAAACCTGGATGCAGCTCCTGCCAGTCCTTCGACTGCGATCTGCAGATTCGATGTTGTGAACCCTGCCTGCAGCAGGTTAGAAACCGCTTCAACGGATGAATCGGTCTCTCCGGAAACGGCATTGAATGTTTTAAAAGCTTTTTCAGTCGCTCCGATCCCTACGCCTGCGTCTCTGGCGTTTTGGTATAAAAACGACAGATCCCGGCGCAGTTCCTGGGTGGCTGGTACAGCTGCAGCCGCTCCGGCGGCAAGTCCTCCTGCCGCTTTGCTGACTCCGGAGAGTTTTCCGGAGAGCGAATCGGCGGACGATGCGAACGAATCCAGCCCACTCGATGAACTTTTCAGCGCCGCGCTGGTTTCTGATGCCTTGCTCTTAAAACTGTCCAGCTGTTTTTCCGTCGCAACGATCTCTCGCTGCAGGGCGTCGTACTTTTCCTGGCCAAGTGTGCCAGCCTCAAGCTGCTGCTTCGCCTGGGCTTGCGCTTCTTTCAGGCTCGACAGTTTTTTTTCGGTGCCGTCGATGGCATCCTGCAAAAGTCTTTGTTTTTGCGCCAGCAGATCAGTGTTTCCCGGATCAAGCTTCAGCAGCCTTTCCACATCGCGCAAAGAGGACTGTGTTTTGCTTAGATCGCCGTTTACATGTTTCAGGGCACTTTCGAGCGGTTTGGTTTTTCCATCTATCTCGATGGTGATCCCTTTGATTCTCGATGCCATTGCTCCTCCTTTCTATAGCGCGTCTATATCTGCCTGAGTGGCTATCAGTGGGTATTTGTAGTCGTCGTTTTTTAATTCGACGAACATGTCATTTACCATCCCGATAGTCAGGTCATCCAGATCAGATATAGAAATACCGCACTGCACGCATCTAAGCATGAACAGTGCGGTATTGATCTTTCTCACTGACCTACGGTCTTTTTTTTTGATGTCGAAGTCTGATGCAGGTTATCCTCCCACATTTTCATGATTGTGCCATATGTGCCTGTGATCGCTCCGATCTCGAGGCTAGCCAGCCACTCGAAAATGTCTTCCGGCTGTTCTGGCTCTGCCTGGCG